GTAAAAAGAGGTAAGATAGAGAAAATGTTTTAGTTTTTTATAGCAAGTGGCTAATTATAACGTAGATATTGCTGTTGGTATAAAAAATGCACAGGCACTTAAAAAGTTTAATAAGGAAGTAAAAGAAACATCTTTAGTTGTTAAAGGTTTGAATGAAGGTATAAGGAAAGGATCAAATGCTTATGAAAAATCATTAAGTGCTTTAAGTAAATCATTACAAAAAACAAAAGTTAATATAAATAATGCAGCAGTAGGTACTGATGCTTTTAAAAAATCAGCTTTAGATTTAGTAAAAGCAGAAAGATCTTTAAATAAAGAATTACGAATTAAAAATAAATTATTAAATGAATTTGAAAATATAGGTAAAAGAATTAGTCCTACTGAAAAATCTATAAGAAGAAATCAAGAATTAAGACAACGTAGACCAGTACAGCCATTAAATCCTGCTGCTGGTAATTCTTTCGCTGCTTTTAGTAGGTCAATTACAGGTGCAAGTGCTTATAGCGGTCCGATTGGACCTGGACAAGCAGTTGCTTCTAATTTATTTTCAAGATTACCTCCTAGATCTGATGTCTTTCTTTCTTCTCCATTACCTCCTAGATCTCCATTACCACCAAGATCATCAATAGAACCTGGACAGAGTTTATTTGGTCAGAGTGTAAGTATTGAGGGTAGATCAGAACAAATAATACGAGAAAGATTTGCTTTAAGAAGTAAATTAGCAGAAATGACAGAGAATGATCTAAAAGCAAAAAATGAGAGTGTAAATATTGAAGAAAGATTAAAAAAAGGTGTTCAAGAAAGAAAAGATTTAAGTGCAGCTTTAGAAAAGATGGAAAAACGAAGTGTTAAAAATTTACAAGATCAAGTCAAATTAAGAAAACAATCAAGAAAAATTGGTCAAGATAATGTAAAGCTAAAAATCAAAGAAGCACAAGCAGCGAAAAAACTTGCTGAAAATGAAGCGTTAGCTGCTAGAACTGCCAGAAATAAACAATTAAGAAGCACTGCTGGTAGTGCAATTATTGGTGGAGCTTTCCCTTTATTGTTTGGTCAGACAGGAGCAGCAGCAGTTGGTGGTGGAGTCGGTGGTGCTTTAGGTGGTGCAATAGGAGGTCAGTTTGGATTTGCATTATCAATCGCTGGTACTGCAATAGGTTCTGCAATAGATAAGAGTGACAAATTCAATCAATCTTTAGCAAAATTAAATTCTACATTAAGAACAAGTCAAGATGGATTTCAAACTACAGCTAGAGATGTAGGAAACCTTGCAAAACAATTAGGCATTACAAAAGAAGAGGCTATAAATGTTTTAAATAGTTTCGCTGCATTTGATTCTGCTGGTGTAAGAAAGTCTTTAGCACTTGCTTTTGGAGATGCTGGAACATTTAATGCTGTGGCTGCTGCACAAACAGAAGCAGCTTTAGCACAGCAAATATTTCAATTAAGAGATAAAATTGGAAATACAAAAGCATCTGAACTTTTAAATCAACTTAAAATTACAGGTAGTATGGAAGTTGAATTAGCTTTAGCTTTGGCTATAGCTGATGCTAATGAAAGAGCACAAATAGCTGCTGCTGAACAAGTAAGAATTACAGATAGATTATTATTAAATGCACCTTCAAATATTTTAAATAGATTATTAGGAGATGATTATTTAGAAAAAAGAGGAGAATTAAGAGGACAAAAATTACAAAAGAAATTTGATGAAGATAGAAAAACTAGAATAGAGGATATTAAAAAAGGTTTTGAGGAAACTAGACAATTAATAGAGCAACTTGATTTCTTTACAGGAAAATTTGGTCAAACTACTAATGATGTTTTTTCTAGTTTAGATGAAGAATTAAAGAAACTTCAGAGTCCTATGTATCAGTTGATGACTTTATCTCAAACAATGGCTCAATCATTTGAAACCTCGTTTAAAGGAATTATTAAAGGAACTATGTCTATAAGCGATGCTTTTAGAAATATGTTTAATCGTATCGCAGATCATTACTTAGATATGGCTGCAAGAATGTTAGCAATACAATTCCAAAAAGGAGTTATGGGTTTATTAGGAAATATATTTATGCCATTTGATCCTACTTTTGGTACAGGCATGAGTAGTAATCCTGCTGGTATGAGAAGTGTAGGTGTTGGAGCAACTGCAAATGATTTAACAAGACATTTAGCTAATGGTGGTACAGCACAAAAAGGAAAATCTTATCTTGTAGGAGAAAGAGGTGCTGAAATATTTACACCAGGAGCTACAGGAACAGTAACTCCAAATCATGCTCTTGGTGGCTCAACAAATATCGTAGTTAACGTAGATGCTTCTGGTTCTTCTGTTGAAGGAGATGAAGAACAAGGTAGAGAACTTGGTCGTATGATTTCAGTTGCTATACAATCAGAATTAATTAAACAAAAACGACCAGGAGGTATGCTCGCATAATGGCTACGTTTCCTTCAATAAAACCTACTTACGGACAACAAAAAAGATCTGCACCAGCTACACGCACTATTCGTTTTGCTGACGGATTTGAACACAGAATATTATTTGGATTGCCAGAGCATCAGAATCCAAAAGTTTATAATTTTACTTTCAATGTCTCTGAAGTGGAAGCAGATGAAATAGAAACCTTCCTTGATGCTAGAGCAAATGATAGTGATAGCTTTGATTTTACCGCACCTGGAGAATCTACTGCACAGAAATTTGTTTGTCAGGCATGGTCAAAATCTATACCATATAACAATAGAGCAACGATCCAAACAACATTTAGAGAAGTATTTGAACCATGAGTACTGCTCCGATTATTACTGATCTACAAAAGATCAATCCTTCAGCAATAATTGAGTTATTCAGTATCACAACTGAAACTGCATTACATGGGTCAAATGCAACTTATAGATTTCATTCTGGTACAAATAGAGTAGGAAATGGAGATATTGTTTGGGCTGGTAATACTTATGTAAAAATGCCGATACAGGCAGAAGGTTTTGCCTTTCAAAAAGGTCAACTTCCTCGACCTACATTAACTATAAGTAATGCTCTTGGAACTATTACTGCTATTTTGTTAAACGTAAACTCAATTACAACAGGTAATGATTTAACAGGAGCTACTGTAACAAGAATTAGAACTTTGGCACGTTATCTTGATGGAGCTAATTTTGCTGGTAATACTAATCCACTTGGAACACCAGATCCTACAGCAGAGTTTCCTCAAGAGATTTACAAGATTGATAGGAAATCAGCAGAAAATAGAGAAGTTGTTTCTTTTGAATTAGCTGCTGTTTTTGATCTTGCTGGTGTTCGTGCTCCCAAAAGACAATGTACTAGAACAGAGTTTCCTTCGATTGGTACTTTTATAGCATGAATTGGAAAGAAGAAGCACTTGCTCATGCGAAAGACCAAGATCCTAAAGAGTCTTGTGGTTTATTGTTAAATATTCGAGGAAAAGAAAGGTATTATCCTTGTCGTAATCTTTCAATGACAAATCATCAATGTTTTATTATTGATCCAGAAGATTATGTAAAAGCAGATAATACAGGAGAGATAACAGCCGTTGTTCATAGCCACCCTGTAACACCACCAACACCAAGTCAGGCAGATAAAATTAGTTGTGAACAAAGTAATCTTCCATGGCATATTGTTAATCCAAAAACAGAACAATGGGGGTATTGCGAACCTTGTGGATATAAACCATCTTTACTGGGTAGACCATGGGTTTGGGGTGTTACTGATTGTTGGAGTCTGGTAAGAGATTGGTATAAAGAAAAAAAAAGTATTGAGCTTAGAGATTGGGATAGACCTACAACACCAGAAGAGTTTATTCTTAATCCTTTATTTGAAACTTGTGCTTGGAGAACTGGTTTTAGAGAACTAAGACCAGAGGAAAAAACAATGAATGGAGATTTGTTATTTATGTCTATTGGATCTCCTGGTTTGAATCATGTAGCTATTTTTTTAGATGGAGATGTTTTACATCATTTAACCGATAGACTATCTTGTAGAGAGCCTTATTCTCAATGGTTATTAAAATGTACAGGAGGGAGGTATCGTTATGTTGCGTAAACTGAAGCTATATGGCGAACTTGCTCAGTTTGTAGGGCATAAAGAATTTGAAATACAGGTAGATAGTCTTGCTAAAGCAGTTAGTTTTCTTGTTAATAATTTTCCGCAAGTAGAGAAATATATGAATCCTCAATATTATCAAGTAAAAGTTGGTAATTATGCAATAGATAAAGAAGAAATACATCACCCAATAGGACAGGAAGATATACATATTGTTCCTGTTATTAGTGGTGCTGGAAGTGGTACAAGAAATGTTTTATTAGGTGCTGCTTTGATAGGAACAGCTTTTGCTACTGGTGGTGCAAGTCTTGGAGCTTCTGGTTTAACATTTCAAACGGGTACTATTGCAGGTATAGGTTCTTATGGTGCATTTGCTGCCCAAGCTGCTGTTTATTTAGGTGCTGGTTTAGCTTTGCAAGGTGTTAGTGAAATGTTATTTCCTCTGCCAAAGCCAAAAGAATTTAGCTCTGAACAAGATCCTAGAATATCATTTGGTTTTAGTGGTACATCTAATACATCACGAGCAGGTACTCCCGTGCCACTTGTTTATGGAGAAATTATTACTGGATCAGTTGTTATAAGTGGAGCAGTTGATACTCAACAGGTACAAGCATGACTAAGAAAATTATTAGAGGTAGTGGTGGCCCTCCTTCTCCTCCTACCCCACCCCAACCAACTAGAGCACCAGATACTTTACATAGTAGGCAATTTGCTACTTTTCTTGATTTAGTTTCTGAAGGAGAGATTGAAGGTTTTGCAACAGCTTCAAAAGAAGGTAGGACACAAGGAACTACTGCATATAATAATGCTGCACTTAAAGATGTATTTTTAAACGATACTCCTGTTTTAAAAGCATCTGCTGATTCAACTAATCCAGCTACAACTGATTTTAATTTTCAAGATGTAACGTTCAATCCTAGATTTGGAACGCCAGGTCAAACAAAAGTTGAAGGTATTGAAAGTAGTTCTTCTGTAACGGGGGTAGGTATTACTGTTACACAATCATCTCCTGTCACTAGACAGATAACAAACTCAAATGTTGACGCTGTAAATGTAACCATAACCTTTCCTCAATTACAAAGAGCAACAGCACAAGGAGATTTATTAGGTTCTTCTGTTCAGTTGAAAATAGCAGTTCAATATAATTCTGGTGGTTTTACTGATGTTATTGATGACACTATTACAGGTCGAACTGCTGATGCGTACCAAAGAGATTACAGAGTAAATCTTACGGGTGCTTTTCCTGTTGATATAAGAGTTACAAGAGTAACAGCAGACAGCACAGATACAAGTCTGATAGATGCTTTTACATGGACAAGTTTTGGAGAAATTATTGACGATTCTAATACTTACGCTAATAGTGCTTATGCTTCTCTCAGATTGGACTCCATGCAGTTTCAATCAATACCAACAAGAAAATTTCGTATTAGAGGAATAAAAGTAAAAATTCCTGGTGCAGGAGCTAATGGATCGGGCACTCCAACTGTTGATGCTAATACTGGTCGAATTATTTACCCTGACGGCTACGTCTTTAACGGAGTACTCGGAGCAGCCCAATGGTGCTCATGTCCTGCGATGGTATTACTTGATCTTCTTACAGATACTAGATATGGATTTGGTAATCACATAACAGAAAGTTCTCTTGATCTTTTTTCTTTTGTTACTGCTAGTAAGTTTGCAAATACGTTGGTATCAGATGGATTTGGAGGACAGGAAGCTAGATTTAGTTGCAACGTAAATATTCAATCATCAAGTGAAGCCTTTGATCTCATAAATGAATTAGCAGGAGTTATGAGATGTATGCCAATATGGGCTGCTGGTAGTATTCAGCTTGCACAAGATAGTCCAAAAGATGCAAGTTATTTATTTAATCTTGCGAATGTAACTGAAGAAGGATTCAGTTATTCGGGAAGTGGATTAAAAACAAGAAATACTGTAATTTCTGTTTCTTATTTCAATATGGATAGTAG